TGTTACCAACCATGGTTTGGTAACCGGCTTGGAGACCAGGGGGGAGAGTTAACTCGTTGAAGATTTCGAGCCAATCACCGTAGTGGAAGTCAATGCGTTGACCACCGATTTGGAGTTCGATGGTGTTGAGTAAGAAGTGACCCAACGAATCGACCCAACGGAAAGAGGAACCGGAGATCGAAACCGAGGGGATGTCTACTTGGAGGTAGACACGAGAGATTAAATCACCGTTACGAGAGATCGTGCACGAAACACGCTTGCCGAAGTCAGCAGTGCCGTTGAAGGTCTGTTGAATAGACTCCATGGCAAAGTTCGTGTGGCGACGATACACCACTTTGAAAACGCTAGTACCCCAAGGTTTCCCAAGGGGGCTAGACTATACCTTAAGCCTACTTTAATTTACGTAGACCCACTACCATCTAGTCGTTGAACTGCATTCATATTAGAAAAATTTAGACTATGTAAATAATCTAAAGCAAGTTGATGTTTTTCTTCTAGGGTTATTTTTTTACTTGTAAAATGTTTGTTTTTTCCATTAGGATGATTTGTTATTGCATATCCTTCTGATTGATAACATTCTGGTCTTTCTTTTAAGTAGACCATATACATTGGTAAATCATGTTGTTTGTGAGATTGACTTAATTTCAACCTATGTTCGATAGAGAATTCTTTCCCATAGAAATGATGCTTTACTCCAGCTTTAGCTTCGCTAATTTTTGCCTTTGTTTCATCTGTTCTTGGTTTACCAAAATTAGGATTTTTTTCACCCATTTTAGATTGTCTCATCTTTTCACAACTTTCTTTACAATGTTTTTTACCGGTTGTGCCACCAGTTTGAATGTTATAACCATTCGGACATAAAGAATTATATTTTTCTATATAACTCTTTTCCAAACCATCTAATAAATTATCGTCGGTTTCTATTAATACCTCAACTGTAAAGTTTTCAGGTAAATATTTTTCTATCGCACTGTGTAAGGCAGAACAACCATCATCAGTTGTACAATGTTCTCTCCACCTTTTTTTAACAGTTCGTATAGTTTGACCAACATATAATTTGTCATTAACAATATTTTTTATCAAATAAATGAATCCCATGTTTAAATTTCAACTTATGTTTAATTTCCTAAGTTAGAACTTGGCTGCTGATTGCCCATTTTAAATCAATTCTTAGAATTAATTTTTTATCTTCTACATTTTTACTGTACACAAGTTTTTTCTCTTGTCCGCTAATCATGTTTCCATATTAGTTTAGTAGTAGAAGCTTTAGGGGTTTCCAGCATTTTGATAGTGTTGCACTATTATTAATAATAGCACTAGCAGTTGTTTATCAACACGCTTGTTGATATGGAAAACTAACCGGTTTATCCTTTACATATCCATATAGTAAAGGCGGACTGCTTTTCAACTCTTTATTCAAAAGTAATTTGCGGATTTCCAGTAAGATATACGTCTTGTGCGCCATAAGCGACTAATTGCATTAAACCACCACCCATTTTTTATATTATAACATAAGAAAATAATTTTATCGAAAACGTAATTATATGAATTAATTAAGATTTTTATAGTTTTTACAATTTTATCATCAACCACACACAGATACGTTTGGTTGTATAGTAAGTATCATAAAATTAGAAATTAGGGTCCCCAGTTAAAATATCAGAAGGATCATAGTGAATTCCCGTTTCTAAGGGTCTGCCACCGGAAATTACGTTTGCTGATTGTTCTACCATTTTTGTAATTTTTGGATGAAGACTAGTATTCGTAAGGACATATACAATTGTTCCCGTTAATATAGACACTAATAAAACATTTTTCGTATAGGTTCTTCTATGGATAGGTGTTCGCGTAATTTTCGAATCCAAATACATAAATACAAAGGTAATTAATCCCGAAACAAACGCACTGATAAATGGACTAGATAATTGATCTACTAACCAGACTGGAAAATTCATTTATCTATAATTTATATTTTATTTATCATGTTTATCCTAGTACAATCGACACTCCAAATAACATAATCATCATACCTGTCAATCGATGCATGGTCATTTCGGCTCCATAAAACAATACACTTAATAATGTACTCATGATAACATTTGCACTAATCCATGTAATTTGAATGGAGTAAACAGATAATCCTAAGATATCTAATCCTAATGCTTTTGTAGGAAGACGAAGAAAAATTTCAGTTATTGCAAAAAGAATACCAATGATAACAGCACTAAGATAAGTATTTGTTTTATAGAATATTTTTAGAAAAGCACAGAATGATGCTACAATTGTGTACCCTAAATATTGTATTACAGCATGCATCCTTAATTAAGGAAAATAATTTAATTATTTCTCTTCTTCATTTAAATAAGATGGGTAATGAAGCTTCCTCAGCGGTATCAAAAGAAGATCTCTTAGAAATCAAGAAAAAACAACTTCTCTTAGAAAAACAAAACAAAAAGATTAGAGAAGACCTAAAAAAAGAAAAACAATCCAAAAAATCTCTTAAAGAAGAGATCAATGAGCTAAAAAAAACAAAAGCATTTGTTGCTCCCATCTTAACTAAACCAGTAGAAACAATACGTGTAACTGTTAATAATTCATCATTAGAGATTGATCCTTTTCAACTATTTGGATTGGACGCAGACTGTACTGCAGATGATATTAAAAAAGTTTATAAGAAATTAGTATTACAATATCATCCCGATAAATCTGGTTATGATAGTACGAGTGATTATCGTGTGATTCAAAAAGCCTATTCAACCTTAGTACATTTTAAAGAGGAGGAAGCAAAAACAAATGCATTGGTTGTTCAAACTGTAGAAACAAAGGGACATGAACGTAAACAATTGGATACCGATATTGAAACACGTGTGAATCAACAGTTTCAGCCTGCTAGTGGAAGTGGATTTGATAAGAAACGATTCAATGAAATGTTTGATCAAAATAAATATGTTGATGAAAATGAACAAGGTTATGAACAATGGTTACGTGGACAAGAGCCGGCAGAAGAACTTCCTAAAATCAATACCTATACCAAACAAGGATTTAATGATACATTTGAGCAATATGCAAAGAAACAAACATCTAATCGAGAAATTGTTCAATACATTGATCCAGAGTGTTATGTTAGTTATAAAGGTGGATTTGATAACCTAGGAGAAAAAGTAGAAGATTATACTACGGATGGAAAATATACGGATTTAAAAAAGGCTTATACTAGTAGTAATTTATTACACCCTGGAGAGGTGAAGCCCCGTGAACAATACACTAATATCGGTCAATTAAAAGCAGCTCGAGATGCTCCTGTAGAAATATCAACAGACGAAAGACAATTTGTAGATCAGAGAAAAAAAAGAGAGGTCGAAATGGAAATCAATCGTGTGACACGTGTTAGAGAAAAAGATAAAAACATTGATGATTTCTATACAAGAATGCATGGGCGAGCGATTGAATTACCTAACTATAAAAAATAAAATATGTATTGATACTAAAAAATCAATAAATCATTTATAAAATAATAGGATAAAATCCATTAAATATATCTTTTAGATAGTTTTAATAAACAAGTTTGTATCTATGATGCAACTGTTTATATAAATCGATTTTTTAAATCGATTTTATAACCAAGCCAAGTTCCGTTGGAACTTGCTGTTTATAAAAATCCATTATATGGATTTTATAAACATCCAATTTAACTCCTTGCAGATCTCTTTCCACATTTGGTCTTGTTGATGGAGTTTTTCACGACTTTTTAATAAATGAAATCCTTCTTTCAAATTGTCTAATCCTAGTAATTCTACAAACTTATGTAGAACATAACTATAGCTTAAAAAGTTTTTACGATTGGATGGACAGATTTTCATGAAAGGTGCTTGGATTTCTTTAAACATATGACGTAATTTTTCTTCAATCTCTTTGCTAATTAATGGAACCTTTTTATTTAGTTTATTTAAAATATGAGGAATGTGTTCATAGTATTTATTTAACTTAAGTTTCTTCAAATATTCACGAATCTTAGCATGGGTAATTTTATTTAAATCATTGATTCTCTCTTTCTTCATTTCTAATAGGATTAATTGATAAATTTCACTTGGTATTTCTGTAGATTCTTTTGCTTGGAACTGACTTAACCATTCGTTGAAATGATTGATTCTCTTATATGCAAAATAACTTACCTCTGGAGGAGGTTCTCGAAAACTTGGTTTTTCACTATCGATCAAAATATATTCTGTTCGACCACATTGATTACATACTTGTAAGCCTTCCGATTGCACTAAGGTAAGAGTAATATTACATTTCGGACAAATGGCACTTTGACCAACTTGGCTTTTCTTCATAAAAATATCTTTTTGAATAAAGGTATGATTTTTTATTAGTTTTACATATTTATCATAGAGTTCTGCTTTTTCAAATCCATCTTTTTTTTCGATAAAATCGGTAATTTTTGTTTTCTTATTTGCCATTTTCAAATTGGATACCTTAGTTTTTTTTGTAGAAGTAGATTCATCATCTTCCTCTTCCACTGGATCTTCTATTTTATCTTCCTCTTCGTCAGATTCTAATATATCCTCTAGTAAATCATCATCATCTATATCTGAACTACTAGTAGTTTCTTCGCCTTTAGTTTGAAACTCTTTACCTAATGTATTACTTCCGTCATAGTAATCATATAACAAATGACCTGTTTTTAGGAAATAATCATTAATATATTCATTGTTTTTTATTTTCTCAATCTCTTTAGTAAGATAGCTTATTGTTTCTTCTATTGTGTATCGTTCTGTATAGAGATTGTCATCTAGAATAGAACAACTTGTTAGATCAAAAGAATTATCTTTTATGTTTTCTTGAATTCGCTTTAGTTTTAGTTGATTTGTTTCTAATTCTTTTTCTAGATCTGGTAATTTTCGTTGAAAACTATCTAATTCCTTTACCATTTCGATGTGTTTCGAATCGAGTGTTTCGAGTATTTTGTTGTTTTTTTTATCAACTTTTTTGTTTTTTACTTTAAAAGTGGCGCTCATGCGAGAATATATATATAGAATTTCATTTATAATTTTAAGTTCTATTCATTAGAAATTAAAAGGATTGCGTTTAATTTTGCTTATACAAACAACCATGTGCAACACGGCGTAGTTCCATTCGGGTATCCATTCCGCCACGAACCCAACCACCTTTTTGAATAGCAGGAGGAATAATGTGTTTAACACATTGAGGATTATTTTCTGGTGGTAAATAGTTCATTCTATATGCAGTGACATCGGTTGTCATCGTACAATGAAGTTTACTCATGGGATTAGAACCAGATAGTTTTAACATGGATTCATCATCTACTAATAAGGGACCTCTTGATTTGTTTCCAACTAGATTGGTACGATCTTCTAGATGATGTCTACCTTTTCCATGGGTCATTCGATCAATTGTATTTCTCGATTTACTATCTTGGTCGACTAAGCATCCGTTAAGAGAAACCCAACCATACCCATCTTTTGCAATAATATTGGTATAGTTATAAGATATGTCTCGAGCACCTTTCGCAGCACAATCTGTTAGGTAATTTTGAACGGGATAATAACCAGCATTCATATCACAATATAATTCGCATTTTCGACTTGAAACACCATTCCAGGTTTTTGTACTCATTTCTAATATTACATCTTATTTTTTTTTACTAAATGAAATCTATATAAAGAATTCATCGTGAATCTACTTCATAAAGGGTTAGGTTGCGTTTCTGTCTAGTTAATATTTTATCATTTTTCCATAGGAATGTATAAGTATCTTATTTACTGCTCGATTTCTGCTGCGATTATCCTTTCTGTGAAATATATCTATCATCATTGGATAAAACAAAATCATTCTATGGCAGCTCTTGCTCTTGACATGAAGAAACTAGAAAATAAAGTCAGTCATGTAGAGAATGAGCTCAAAAAGAATAAAGGATCCATTAGTGGTGGTGTTTCTATCCCAATTGTCTTTCAAAAGAAAGATTCATTTGTACAACAAGAACAACATACTGTTTCCTTAAAAGATGATCTCCAATCAGAATCTACTCGTTCTAGTAGATCTTCTAGATCAGAAGAAAAACCATCTTCCATTCAACTTGTTAACCAATTAGAAAAACCAAAAGATAAATCTGTTAGTTCTAGTGCCTCTAGTAGTTCTAGTCGTTCCTCTAAAAAACACAAAGTGTTGGATCTTTCATCTATGGAATTATCTGTAGAAAAACAATTAGAAAAAGAAGTAGAAAAAGAAGTAGAGAAACAAGTAGAAAATAAGGTTCCTGAAGTACTAGAAGAAGAAACTGTTAAAAAAGTTGTAAAAAAGAAGGCACTGCCGGATGCAAAGGATTTCAATAATGGTCAAAAATTTACAGATGATCAAGGAGTAGAATATTTATGCATTGTAGGAAAACGTGGTGGACATTCATGGAAAAAAATTACTATTTAAAAAATAATCATCATGTATATTAGAACAGTCTATGAAGTATACTGGACTATATTTATTTATTATAATTTCTTTCTTATGGATTATCTATATTCGAGCAGGAAGATCTTTACATGAATCGTTTTATGTCGATCAGGAACAATGTCTCGATGAAAATCAAACTGTTCGGGAATTAACCAAACAGGAGAAAGCAGAAATCAAACAACAGAAGGAACAGAAGGAAAAAGAAAAGAAAAAGGATAGCAAGAACGATAGCAAGAACGATAGCAAGAAGGATAGCAAGAAGGATACGAAAGGTAAAAAAGAACCATCAAAAGATCAAGGAAAAAAGGAGGTGTTTTTGATTTATAACAAATACAACTATCTAGAAGCAAAAGAGATTTGTAAGATTTATGATGGACGTTTGGCAAAAGAAGAAGATCTAGAAAAAGCATTTCGAAATGGTGCAAATTGGTGTACTTGGGGATGGTTAGATGGCGAAATGATTGGTTATCCTGTTCAAGAAAAATTTTGGTCAGCCATTGAAAAAAAACATAAGGGGTTTTGTGGTCCGACTGCTGGATTAAATAAGATCAAGAACATTGATCCATTGAAACAATATGCAGTAACCTGTTATGGTATCAAACCACAAAAAACAGATCGTGATAAAGAATTAGAGTTGGTCTTAGGTGAAATGACAGAAGAAAATTCATTGCAATCACAAATCGAGAAATGTAAAAAGTCTAAAGTTGATGCAGAAAAAGATAAATGGATGGAATCACAGAAAAAAGATATCCGAATTGTAGAATTTAATCAAAAGGAATGGTCTGAGAACAAGAAGTAAAATCTTTTCGCACCATAGAATAAGATGAAATGTCGCCATGGTACATCTGTAACCGAACATTGGAGAAGATTAGATGAGTCATCTCCAAAGGATATTTGGTTTGGAGTGGATTGTATACCGTCTGCATATGTTATCTTAGAAATATCAGATGATACACTTATAACAGATGATGTGATTTTTCAATGTGCTACCTTATGTAAAAAAATTAGTAAAGAAAAACATCTTGATTTTTCTAGAATTATGTATTGTACGATCAAAAATATAAAAAAAGGAAAAACAATCGGATCAGTTCAGTTTATTAAACCTGCGTTTAATATTATGGTATATCAGTAGAATAATGTTATAGATAGAAATTTATCTATATGATTATTTAGTATTAGTCTTATTTCTTGTATGGGACAGGTTGCCATTCGCGTCCATGGTTTGCTAAATTAAAGCCCAATGAACGGAATGCTGGATCAACAGGTAATTGAATACGAGTGAGTACACCAGAATTATTACCGGATTCGTCACATAAGGATACATTTACATGAGGTGGAACATATAGTTCGCCTTGTTGAGCATAGTATGCAGAGGGATATTGTAGATTAATTTCAAATGCACCAGAAATATCTAATTTGATTTCACCCTTGTTTGGCGTATTTTCATAAGCAACCTCCTCATTCGGAAAAGGAAGACCTGAACCAGCTGTACTATAACTACATACAGGGGGTGCAGCAGCCCAATACTTTAATATAGAACCACCTGTGGCAGTACCTTTAATTTTAAAATTACCACTCTTGTTGGCATAAACAATACCTTTGCATTTGTTCCAAGAGAAGTTTAACACTGCGTCCCATGATGCACCATAGATTGTGGTATGAGAGCATTTGTCATAACGATTCGGTTTTGGTACTTCATTTAGGTATTCATAGGTAACGGTGGATACCTTAGGATAACCGTTTGATGCATTCGAACACACAAGAGGGTCATCAAGATGATAATAAAAGTTTTCTAACGAATTACAGGCAGACATTCTATTATTCTATAAGAATTTATTTACGAGTTAATTTATGTTTAGATAAATTAACGAGTTATATTATTCTATAAGAATAATATCTAGGAGCTCTGGTACAAAATTAAATCGGTTGGAACATGTTTTTTCATAAAGGAATCAAGTGAAAAATTTTTCTTAAGGTTTTTTTTAGAGAAACACATTTTATTGTTACCCAATTTTTCTACCTTCCAGCCATCCATTACAGCACTGTAAATAAAACACATTTTTAACATAAATACCATCGAATGATCGACATCAAATGAATATGTTTCGGTAGATAAGCTCATCCTTTTGTATGATCAAGTTAGAAAGAAATGGCGGGAAACGCACCCGCAATAAATTGATTCCATTTAAAAAAACTTCTCCTATAGATCATAAACATGGCGGACCTGAGCACGTTTCTTGAGAAATTTCGAATTTTTAAGTCTACGTCCTCTACTCATGATGATGATAAGCCCAATATCACTAGTATCACCGGCGGATCATATCATGTTCCGAGTGATCAGATGTCCGCCTTTTATCAACACTACGTTAAAGCATTAGATGACGGTAAGAAACTAACCTATCTTGAAACTCCTAACCGTGAACTAGATTATGGTGTGGTCAAGATCGATTTCGATTTTCGATACCCCGGAGACAATGGTTTGAATCGTATGTATACAAAAGATAACATTCGCTCTATCGTAAATCTTTATCAAAACTTGATTCGTAATTATATCGCCTGTACTGATGATGAGCTTACCTGTTATGTGACGGAACGGGATAAGCCATATAAGATCGAGAAAGAGGAGAAAATCCGAGATGGATTTCATCTATATTTTAACCTTGGACTTCCTTACTCCTTCCAACATGTTCTTCGTACTATGGCGATGGAAGAGATATCTACCTCTGGAATAATCGAAAACGTGGGAACATTAAACCCAATTCAAGATGTTATTGATAAGAGTGTGATTGAATCAGGAAACTGGTTTATTTATGGTAGCAGAAAGTCCAACTTAGAGCCCTACCTATTAACCATGGAGATTGACAGTTCGGGGCAAGAAGTCGACGTCAAAAGATGGAAGATGTATGATCTTGTAACAACCCTTCGGATCCGCAAAGATATGGAGAAGAAAGGCTTTCTATCAAAAGAACTAGAAGAGGAGATTAAATCTAAGGCACCAGTTAAACTAAAAACAAATGTACAAACAAAGCAAAAGAAGGTGGCACGAGAGAAGCTCATATCGAGTCATCTTTCTCTACCGGAGAATTATGAACATATTAAAAACATTGTTAGTATCTTATCTACTCATCGTCGAGACAACTATACCCCTTGGTTTGAGCTTGGTGCGTGTCTCTTTAATATTGATGAGCGTTTTCTTCCGATTTGGGTAGAATTTAGCAAGGGATATGCCGGCTTCAAGGATGGTGAATGTGAGCGATATTGGTCCGGTTTTAAGAAGCATGCATTGGGTATCGCGAGCTTGAATTACTGGGCAAAACAGGATAATCCGGTAGAATATGAGAAGCTTCGTCGTAATTCGATTCGATTTAAGTTGGAGCAGTCTATTAAAACCCCTTCTCATTTTGATATTGCGATTGTTGTTCACGATATGTTTAAACACCAGTTTGTCTGCACAAATCCAAAGATTAAGAAGTGGTATCGGTTTGCTGGTCATCGATGGGAGGTTAGTGATCAAGGATACTGCATTCGTTCAGTGCTTTCTCGTGAGGTAGCAACCGAGTATCTTCGATTTGCCATCGAGTGTAATCAAAAGATTATGCAATTAAATGCGAATGAAAATGAAACAGATAGCGGCAATGATAATATTGTGAAAGCACTCGAAGATAAAGTCAAGTCCGCGAATAAGATCGCTTCTTGTCTCAAAACAACGAGTTTTAAGGACAATGTATTGAAGGAGTGTTCTGAATTGTTCCTCGATACGACCTTTATGGATAAGATGGATAGCAATTTGATGCTCATTGGTCTCCAAAACGGTGTATTGGATCTTGAGAAGCGCGAGTTTCGTGATGGTCGCCCTGATGATTACATTACAAAACAGTGTAAGATTAATTTTGTAGAACATGATATGGCAAATGCTGATTTCAAGCAAAAGGTAGATTTTGTGATGAAGTTTTTTAAGCAGATTATTCCAAATGATAGTGTGCGTAAGTACCTCCTTCTTCGATTCGCAAGCTGTCTAACGGGTCATGATGATGAAAAGTTTCCCATCTTGACTGGTTCAGGTGGTAATGGTAAAACAATCTTGCTTGAGTTTCTACAAGAGATTTTTGGTGAGTATGCATGCACAGTCAGCACCACGATCTTTACTCAACGAAGTGGGTCTTCGAGTGGGGCGACACCAGAGATTGCTCGTATTCGTGGTGTTCGTTTGGTAAGTGCTGAGGAAACAGAAGAGGGTACGACAATCAATGTTGCAAAGATGAAGGAGCTAACTGGTGGTAATAAGATTACAACTCGTCGTTTGTTTGAAGACATTGAGGAGTTTAAGCCGCAGGCACACTGGTTCCTCGTATGTAATAATTTGCCAAAGATTACTAGTGATGATGGTGGTACTTGGCGTCGTGTGCGTATTGTTGATTTCCCGTCTATTTTCGTAGAGGATCCAAGTGATCCCATGTATGAGGGAAATCCGTATGTGTATCCTCGCGACGAGCATATTGGTGAGAAGCTTTATGAGTGCCGTGAAGCCTTCTTTAGTCATCTCTATCATCAATATTACGCAGAGTATAAGAAGTTGGGATGCATCAAGGAACCGGCAGAGGTGATGATGAAGACCAATATGTATCGTCAAGAGAATGATCTGTTCTTTCAGTATATTAAGGAGCGTATTGTTAAGAATTCCAATAGCATCTTGAAGATTGCAGAAGTGTATGGAGATTTCAAGTATTGGTTCAAGGAGTCGGGTATTGATGCAAAGATTCCTTCACAGAAAGAGTTCAAGGTATATTTTACAAAGAAGTTTGGTGAATATGGTAGTCAGTTGAATAAGAACGCAGGGTGGAAAGGTGTTGCGATTTTGCCACGAGAGATTGATTTGGAAACACCTGCAGATGACGAATATGTATACAAAGCAAACGAGAAAGAAGAAAAGGAACTATAATAGAATAAATATAATAGAATAAACATACTAGAATGAAATAGTAAGATTAAAAAAATAAGCATATAAATTTGTTATTTATATGATTATACAACTTTGTTATATAATATTAGATGATTTAATTTATAGACCTCTGCGTTCTTTGGCGCGTTGCTTGTTGATAGCAATGAGCTTGGCAAGGTGGGCAGCTTGTTTAGCCGACTTGGGCGACTTGCGAGCGCTAGCGCCTTGTTTCGGGCTGACACCCTCGAAGTCGTACATGGCGGGACCAGCGCGACGGGTGGGTTTGCCAGACTTGGACTTCTTTCTGCTTTGGCGACGGAGGTACAACCAGCCATACGGAGAATTCTCATTCAAGTGAGATTCGGGGTTGATTAAACCTTGGTTCATACGAGCCGATTTGGCACGCTTGACACCAGCGACCTTTGATTTGGTGCCATCACGAGCATCGAGAGTCTTGGCAGCACGCATTCTGTTGTTCCAGTAAGCCTCGAAGGCTTTTTGGGCACGAGCGGTTGTGATGCGACCCTCGCGAACAACTTGTTCGCCTTTCTTGTTGATCTTGTTGTGGTGCTTGGCGGACTCTAAGAGACGGTTGAAGGTCTCGGTGCGGTTGCCATCATCATCTTTGAGGACTGGACCTTGGAAGATCTTGTAGCGACCAGCTTCGCGAGTACCATCCTTCTTGTCCATGCGAACGGCGAGAGCACCGTTTTTGAACGCGTACACGGCTCTGCCTTCGTGTAGTTTGCCAGTGGCACTGGCACCAGCACGTTGTTGTTGACGCTTGCCACCGAAGATTCTTTGGAGACGCTCGTGAGTTTCCTCCGATTGCTCATCTTCTTCTTGTTGACGTTCTTGTTGACGTTGTTGTTGACGTTCGCCCGATTGCTTGCGACCGCCAAAGATTCTTTGGAGGCGTTCACGAGTGTCTTGGGTGTGCTCATCATCATCTTGTTGTTGTTGTTGCTCCTCTTGTTTACGACCACCAAATAATTGGTTGTAGTATTTGTTGTTAAATAGGTTGTTGCTCATTTTTATATTATAAAGGAAGATTTTTTTTTCAGATAAAAAGAATTAATTCAAAGAATTAATTAGAAAACCATCCCAAACGAACCATACCTTTTTACAAGGAGTTCCATGAGACAAGCAATTGTTTTACGTGAAGGATCAGATAATCACAGATCTGGATCAAACGATCAATATGCTCATCTTTTTCATCCGAACCAGACAGTTTCATTCGCAGGATAAACTTATTTATCATAGGGTGAACCATGCGGTATCCAATAAAATCATCCTTACCCAATTGTTCCAAACCAACTGTAGCCAATATATTTCCCAATGTATGCATTTCTCCTTCATATTCAAAATCCAACATATGGGACGCAGTCCAACCCAATTTTGCTCGTTGGGTTTGTACGTATAACTGAAAAGTTGAAATTTTTGATAGCAAAATTTCTAATGATTTTTGAATTACCATACGGGGAGGCAGAAGCCCAGAGGTTTCAAGATAAAACAAAAACCCTTTCGGTTCTCCATTCTTATCTTTAATCCATTGTCTTTCATCTTCTAACGTAATCCCATCGTATGAAGTTCCAGAACGATCTTTTTCTACCTCATAACGATAGGAAATTGTACTAACGGCTTGCCAACGAGAATGTTCGGCTGCTGTACCCTTTCGCAAACGAAACGATCCTCGCAATTTTTGTTTAACATTTAATTTTGTAATCAAATAACTCTCCAAAAAGATATCCTTGGGGTTTATCCAATTATCCGAGCTAGCATCATGGATACTAAGCAAATCCGTCGTAACATCAATAATACCATGCTGATCATTCTCAATTGACTCTTCTGTTTTTTGTGGTTTACATAGAAAAAATGTCAAATGATCCAAATTCGGGTATCCTTGATAAATCGGCAACAAGGAGATTCTGTGCGTAATATATTCGTTATGCAACGGACTAGTATTTTCTGTCATAACAATCTCTTCTTGAGAAATCGCATACATTTCGATATCTGCTAGGACAATACGACGTATAGCATTTGCACAAGAGATTGCTGTATTATGTAAAGAAAACTCAAGATACTCTTCTGTCTCGTTCGGACGTAGGGTAAAATAGGGAGCTTGGGTGTTAGACATGGTTACTATATAAAATTTAGAATTTAATTCAATTTAGATTCTAAGCTTTAAATGATTGTCTTTTCAATTTTATTTTTATTATATTCTAAGGGATCTATGTCATCCTTATGGGAAGACATAACTATGGATGCACGTCATCCTTATGGGAAGACATAACTTTGTAAACTTTGTGTATACGGGTTATTACGAAAAGCGTCTAGAATTTCTGGTTGGATACGTTCTGTATAGTTATTAAACACTGTATTTTTCTCCTTTGTTATACTATACGGATTGGCTGTAGGAGGTAATTGAAAGGGAACATCACAATTTGGCATATCTCTTTGTAAGTCTCTAGGGTTTCTACGATCTTCATCTAAGCGTTTAACTTCTACATTCTGCATATCTCCTCCCGCCGCTAATTTAACAGAGTTTTGTGTTGGTGCTCTTCCCTTTGCAATGAGCTCTTTATTAGCATTGGTTTCAGCAGCATACGCAGCATCGTATTCCTGTGGTGCACCAACGGTATGTCCCGCTGTACCTACATAATCTTCGACTAATGCATCTTGACGGCTGGTATAACGAGCATCTGCTTCTACAACTTTATAGGCACCGCCTGTTTGATTTGCATTTGTTCCACCTACATAATCTTCTACTAATGCTTCTTGACGGCTAGTGTATCGTGCTTTATCTTCAGGATCCCATACTTTAATCTTTTTAGTAGATACCGTACTAATACCCTTATAGTTTGAAACCTTTACAATATCTTTTAATGTAGCCGAAGGTTTATCTTCTGGGTCATAGACTTTTGCTTTTTTATTAGCTGTAATGTTTCCTTCATGGTTATTCATTTCTGTAGTTTCCTTAATAGTTGTCTTTGCTTTATCGGTTGGATCATATGCCTTTCCTACCTTACGACTTGTCTTCAAATTACCTTCATGGTTATTTATTTCGGTGGTTTCCTTAATAGTTGTCTTTGCTTTATCGGTTGGATCGTATACTTTTCCTACCTTACGACTTGTCTTCAAATTACCTTCATGGTTATTCATTTCTGTGGTCTCTCTAATTGTGGTTTTTGCTTTATCTGTCGGATCATAAGCTTTTCCTACCTTACGAGTTGTCTTCAAATTACCATCATGGTTATTCATTTCAGTAGTTTCCTTAATAGTTGTCTTTGCTTTATCCATAGGATCATAAGCTTTTCCTACCTTACGAGTTGTCTTCAAATTACCTTCATGGTTATTTAATTCCGTAGTTTCCTTAATTGTCGTTTTTGCCTTATCCATAGGATCGTATACCTTTCCTACCTTACGAGTTGTTTTCAAATTACCATCATGATTATTCATTTCTGTAGTTTCCTTAATGGTCGTCTTTGCCTTATCCATAGGATCATAAACGGTTCCTACCTTACGCGTTGTTTTCATGTTTAGGGTGCCACCATAGATATTATTTTCAGTTGTTTCCTTAACAGTTGTTCTTGCTTTATCGGATGGATCATATACTTTTCCTGCCTTTCGACTATCTTTCATATTCATCGGTTTCGTACTAGATAAAGTTGTTTCCTTAATGGTCTTCTTAGCCGGATCTGTAAAATAAGTCGTAAGGGCGGTAATAGCGGATGCAAAATAACCTTGATGTTCATTCTTTTCAATGGTTTGACGTTTTGTTTTCTTAGCATTGTCGGTAATTACTGCTTGATTTCTTTTAACATCAGCATTGGCAGGTGCAATGTATGTCTGTTTATAACTGCTACGTTTTGCATCATTGCGATAGCCTGCATTAGAACGTGCTTTATTCGCATCAGTACTTTTAGCAGCACCCATAAAAAATTTACTAAAGCTTCTTAATGCACGACCAAGTAAAAATGTTGGTCTAGCAGCTTCGGCAACGACAACTGCTTTTGCACCAAAGTTACGTTCGCCTTTTTCATTGTATACAACCAATTCTGGGCGATTCTTGTTTTGATTGGGACGAAGAGTACCGTCTTGAGTGATTGCTTTACCACTAATGACAGGACGATCATAGGTAAGTTTTGGTTTATTTTTGGCACGAATCTCATTGGTTGTTTTCGGTAAAACACGAACAGGATCTTGAAAACCAAAACTAGCAACTTCATTGTATCCTAAGTTAAGACCTGGTGTAACATATACTTTTTCTGTAGGGGCTTCATTGGTACGCATCAAGGACGGTACATAACGACTAAGGTTTTCATCCATTTTGGATAAAAGTGCATTATCACCATATACATTTTTTACATTCTTTTCAGGAACAAACATTGGTGCAATTTCCTGTTTTTGTTTTCTACTATAGTCCCATTGACCTGTATACATATTTAGTTTGGTTTCATTTGCTAAGGGATCAACACTTTGTTTCATGGTACCACCAAAAAAAGGAACCATATTATTATGAAATGGCTTCTTTTCATAGACCTGTTTCACACCTTGTTTTCCTCCCTCCGCCACTTGACGAAACTGATCATCTAAATTATAGTTTTCTAGTAAATCATCATTGGCAGAGGTAACTCCCGTATGAACAGGAACAGCAGTGGAAAAAGGATTGTCCGTTCGAATGGGACTAGGATCTGAAAAGTGTTCTATCTCTTTTTTCTTATTACATAGATCCTTAATTTCGGTATAACCCATTTTTTTGTTACTATCGTTGCAAGGGAATTGGTTTCCGTCATCATCCATATAACAAAAGTCGCTACGAGCACTGTTTCCAAAATCCTTAAAGTTTTCCTTACTTATTTGTTGTATTTTTTGTTTAGAAAAGTCAGCCTTATCCTGTGGATTAAATAATACATCTGGTGTATATTGCCCAACTACATTGTTTTGATAAAGATTCTGTGCCTTATCAAATTTATCAGAGGCGATATCATAGATCTCATTTTCAACACGATCATATTGTTCATAATCATACATGTTTCCTCGATACATTCGTTTGGGATATTTGTTATCTTTTGGCTTTGATTCGCCTGTATTATTCAGATAGTATCCTAACCCTAACAAACTGCCTAATAGATATACTTCCATTCTACTATTCAATACGAAGAGAATATTCTTGAACTCCACCCATAATTCTTTTTCTAACCGTTCAAATCAAACTACACATATGATTTAAACAGATTTCTTTTATTTAGGACAACATTTGACACCACGATACCATCCACCAGGTTGTGCAGCTGGACCCCATGCAGGTGTAGTGCCCGCAACTTGTGTATGAGTCTTACATAATCGACCTTCCGCACGATTATAGGTTATCCATTCATTATCTCGATCTCCGACTGCCATCCAGTTATCGGCTCCACCAAAGGTATCAAAATTACTTAGCGGCTGACCCGAAGGACACATTTCATTAGAATTACATAAACGCTTACCTTTCGCCTCACATTGTCCCTTAAACTGAGCCCATGTAAAGGTTTTATTATTAGGAGGATCTAATTTTTCCCACGTGTCAACCTCTGATCCTTGGCTTCCATAGACTGCAATCCATTTGATATTAGCACCCCAAACACTAGTATCTCCCCATGTTTGTAGATATAAGGTAAATCCAGTAGCAGTAACATTGGCTACCCATGTATTAATACGCAAGTTTCTTCCATTATTACACCAATCAATTAATCCTAAGCTTGCCGTAATACGAGGAGGAGTTGCATACGGTGTTGCAAAGGTAATTTGACGGGTCGAGGTTTGAGGACCACCCGCGCAGTTAAGATTCATGTATGCTTCGCCGGTTTGAATGTTATTGCGGTCTTCTGTATTATCAATAAACATTTCTGGATAGAGAGCATGACGTCTATCTCTTCCTGCAGCAGAGGCGACCATGTCTCTGAATACTAATACACCATTTTCATCTCGTAAACTCCAACGTCCAATACGAATGTCTCCCGCTACCTCTAATGTACCTTGAGGATTTGTAGTATTGATACCAACTCTACCATTGTGTCCTTTTACTGTTAATCTAGGTTGACAAAGTGCACCATCAGCAACATTTCCGCCACAAGTACCTCCATTTTTATCACCTGCATATTCCCAAAGTTGAAAATCGTTTCTACCATAAGCATTATTCATGTGCCATTGTTTCCACATGTGAGATCTACCAGCTTCATCTGTTTTAGACATAGCAATCCCATGAATCCCTTTATCAGCAGGATCAATGTCCATGGTAATATCTTTCTTGGATACACCATTTGGCTCATAACGATCATTGATACCCCAATTTTGTCCACCCGGAATCGATTTTTGTTGAGCTTGTGGAGTATCGGCAATAAAATCTTTTGTTTTGAATTGATAGAGATAATACATAACATAGGCTGTATCTGCCCATGATTGACCAAATTGTATCCAAACTTCTAGTTTATTGTTATTAACCCCACTTCCACCAGTACGAACAATCTTTACATCTTTAATTAATCTAGTATTTGGTTCACTTTCATTATGTGTAGTAAGAGATACATAAGGCAGTTCAACATCTGTTGTATTATTTCGCATTAAGCAAACTAATGTTTGACGACCTGAAGTATGATAGCGGATTCGTGGATAAACTTCTAGGGTAAATCCTCTTGCGTCCCAATTGCCACTAAGCGTGACACTAGCAATTTTGATCCAATAATTTAACGTATCACCGCCATTATGATTAGCAGCACCAATTTTGCCATAACGAATGTCTTTGATATCTTCAAATGCTTCAATTAGTTTATCCTTAGGAGTAGCAGAACTATCTTTATTTGCAGCAATTTTAGTAGCCATATCAGTAATCCCTTTAGGTGTATCAGCTGTTTTTTTCATTATCTTTTCCATCTTCTTTGGAATAGGGGCAACAATAGGATTCTTTTTCTTATAGCGCTTTAATAAAACGTATAGAACAAGACATACTAAAATAAATATTATGATCGCAACAGGCGTCATTATAATATATATTTAGATTATTAAAAAAATGGATTTGTTATAAATCGTTATACTTCAAATAATATCACTTTATTTTAATTTAATTCTTTATAGTATTATCTATCCCCAAGTACCATAACCATTATGCATATTGTAATAAAAGTAAGGTGGAGCACCATTACTATTTTTATAAATTTGTATTTTATCCCAATTTGGATCGATTCGCATAATACGGCGACCATCTGGTTTATCAATACATAATGATTCGCCTTCATTTTTTAGTACCATATTTCCAATCATAAGTTTACCCTTAATTTCAACATCGCCATTCATAATGGTTTTAACACCAGTATTAGCAATATGAACTTCATTACCCAATGGATTTAGTTTTAATGGTTTAGATCCGTGACTTTGAATCCAGGAATAGTCAGCAGCTTTACCTAACCGAAGATTACTTCGATCTGTTCTACCAATTATAAATTGTTCAGAATTAGCATCACCATCATCCGTAAAATGTTGTGTTCTACCAGTTGCTTGAAAATGATGTTTGAGAGCACCTGGACCACCACAATTACCTGCGCGACAAGAATCACCCCAGATTTGAAAGCTTTCATCCGAATCATCATTTATTGTCATTCGTAAACTGTTATTATTGCTACTGGATTGTACCTTTTCTAGATAATATGGATCACTATTATCATCACCGTTCGCACCCGCATGACGGAAACGTACTTTGCCTTCTAAGTTTGCACCACCCATAACGGACATATTACCTTTAACATATGTATTACCACTGCCACCTTTAACAGAAAATAATGGATTCCATCCACTACTATACAGATGCAAATCGTCGTCTTGGTGAATATGTGTAGCTAATGTGCCACGAGTATTACCCCAAATACGATTTGGTTGATCTTTAATATAACCCATGCCTGCTTGACGACCATGAATATCACTACCATCACCAAAATGTAATGAATAAAGCGATTCGGGTTGTTGTGGAGCATTTACATTTACGGCAGTACTCCAACCAGAACCTTTTGCACCCATGATTGTACTTTTACCATTTTGTGGTTCAATCTTTTCAGTAATACCCCATACTTGACCTACCGGCAGTTTGTCTGTTTGTGCTTGAGGCACCGTTGCTACAAAATCATTTGTTTTGAAGTTATATAGATAATACATCACATAATTTGTATCAGCCCAGTCATGACCAAACTGAATCCATACTTCTACAACATTATTCGTAATACCATTGCCAGCTGTACGAATCACACGAACATCTTTGATAAATCTAGTATTTGGATGGGCTTCGTTTTGGGTTGTTAAAGAAACATAAGGTGCTTCTATATCTTTATCTGAATTTCTTACTAAACAAACGAGAGTTTGTCTACTAGAACTAATAGAACGAATTCTAGGATAGACCTCTAGTGTAAATCCTCTTGGATCCCAAGGACCACTAATCATAAAATTAGAGACTTTGATCCATTTATTAACAGAGGCACCAGCCTTAATATTGGATGCACCAATTTTTCCATAACGAATATCTTTAATGTCTTCAAAGGCTTCAATCATTTTATCTTCTTTTTTGTTGGAACCATTTTTAGAATCAGCAACAGTAGATGCTAATTTTATGACACCAGCTGGAAAAATATCCTTAGATTTAACAATGACTTTTTGCATTTTTTTAGGAATATGGTCTAGAATGTTTTGAATAAGCTGTTTAGCTTTATCTAATGGACTACGCTGCTCTTCTTTATAGCGTTGTGCTAATATATAAAATAACGAACATGTTAAAATAAATATTAATATGACACTTGATTTCATATTTAATTTATCATTAGATTAAAAATTTATTTAATATATAATTAAAACCCATACAATTTCATTTTTTGACAATTTAACGTCTACCCAGTTGAGAATTATGCATCCATTCTCTTTGCCAGTCTGCATAACCACCACCATGTAAACCAGCACCTAATTGACCAGTCCATAAATTACCGTCTTCACGAATTAAGAAACCTGGACGATTAAATTTATTGATGGCTAAATGGTTTGGATCTCTTAAGCCCATTACCCATCGTTGACCATTAGGATGTTCAAATATAAGATTTCCTTTGATAACAACATCATCGCCGCTGCTTAAATTCTTTAATTTTCCTTCATTTATACACGTATCATTTATACAAAGATCACCTCTTACTCTTACTTTACCATTACCTCTAGCTTTTAAACCAAGATCTTGATCTGCATTACTGCCAGTTGCGTAAATTGTATTATACCCTAAACCTATACCTTGTGTTCTATTATTATGTCTAAATTCGTGACCAGCTGAATCGGCTCCAATACCACCACCAGTTACATTCATCGTACCATATTGATTCTGATTAAACCATAAATTTTGTGACCATAAATTATTAGCCGCTAACCCACCATAATAGCCTTTTTCGTCTGTACCAAATAAACGCAACCAATCATCATTACCATGAGCATCACCTACACCAGACAGCGTCCATTTATCGCCGATTTTAAATTTAGTCCCCTTAATCAAACTTTTGCCATTTTGGGGTTCAATCTTTTCACCAATACCCCATGCTTGACCCGCTGGAAGTTTGTCTGTTTGTGCTTGAGGTGTAGTTGCTACAAAATCATTTATTTTAAAGTTATATAGATAATACATCACATAATTTGTATCTGCCCAATCTTGACCAAACTGAATCCATACTTCTACAACATTATTTGTAATACCACTGCCACTAGTGCGAATCACTCGAACATCTTTGATAAATCTAGTATTGGGCTGAGACTCGTTAAGGGTTGTTAAGGAAACATAAGGCTCTTCTATATCGTTCTGTGCATTTCTTACTAAACAAACTAAGGTTTGTCTACTAGAACTAATCGTACGAATTCTTGGGTATACCTCTAGTGTAAATCCTCTCGAATCCCAAGGACCACTAATTGTTGCACTAGAGACTTTAATCCATTTATTAACAGTGACACCATCCTTAATATTGGATGCACCAATTTTTCCATAACGAATATCTTTAATGTCTTCAAAAGCTTCAATCATTTTATCTTCTTTTTTAGCTGAACCAGGTTTGAAATCAGCAACAGTAGATGCTAATTTTACGAGACCATCTGGAAAAATATCCTTAGATTTAACAATAACTTTTTGCATTTTTTTAGGAACATGGTCTAGAATGTTTTGAATAAGCTGTTTAGCTTTATCTAATGGACTAGGCTGCTCTTCTTTATAGCGTTGTGCTAATATATATAATATACTTAGGATAAGGAATAATATGATTATCTTATCTGTTTTCATTCTACTATAATATGATATTATTTATAATAACAATTATTTAATAATAATATCTAAAAAAAAGGTAGTAGAACGATGAGTATCCCAATGCCTATTACTTTTTTACACGCACCGCAATTGATCGATGATTTGCCAGGTACAAATGTAGATAAACAGCCTTATAAAAAAGAAAATCGATTAGATCGTTTAAGTTTACAACAAGCTCAACGAGAAGACAGTAAGAACAATATAAAACAGACCATTATAGATCAATCACTAAAAACTATTTTTGAAAAGGTAATCTATACGATTACTAGTATTATAGAAGACCTATTAAATTTAGATGAAGTTAGCATTCGAAAAGTCGTCGGTATATTTATAGAAGGAGATAGAATGGTGTATGTGGGCATTAGTGTGGTAACGTTATCCTTACTAATATTTATGATTACGATGACCAGCTAAAATATAAAATAAATTGATTGGTTCTTTTTTAAAATCTCAGAACTAGTTAAACAGAACCAACGATGAGTCATCGATATCTGACCAGACTACAGCGCAAACTAAAAGGAAACTCGACAGATTCTATTTTAAATGAACAAGTTACCTACAATTCTGATGACTCTAGTGATAGTGATAGTGATAGCGATACAGATCTATCTTCTATTGGAGATGATAATAGTGTTGTAAGTGATATTTTTCCATACGATTCAGAAGATGACGAACAAACTACTGTAAAGAAATTGGTAAGTGAGGTTATTCGAAACAAAAAGGAAGTCATGGAAGAAGAGGAAGAAGAGGAGGAATCGGAAGAGGAAGACGATGAGCAAGATGGAAATGTAATCAATCTTATTCTTGGTGCTGAAGAAGAGGAAGAGCCAGAGGAGGACTTTCTTGATACAATTAGCCCAGAAGAGAAACAGGATTTGCTTCGACTAGAAAATCAAATCTCAAAAATCATTCATAAACGAATTCCGCTACGTTATCAAATCTTGCGATCTCATCTACCCATTGAAATCAAGGCGTCTGCCATTCGTAAGCTCGAATCCCTACAAAAAATGGAGGAATCGTCTTCAGAGTATCATAAGATGTCGAACTGGATTGATGGTTTGCTAAAAATCCCCTTCGACACGTTTGTTGATACCAAGATTTCTCTAGAAAAATCTTCCTCAGAAGAAATTACAGGATATTTGACTAATGTTAAAGAAAAACTCGATGCAAGTGTTTATGGACACGTAGAGGCAAAATCGACGCTATTGGAAATTGTTGCAAGTTGGATTACTAACCCAACTGCTGTGCCGACTGTTATCGGTCTACAAGGACCGCCCGGAACAGGTAAAACAACTCTCATTAAGGATGGAGTTGCAAAAGCACTTGGACGACCGTTTAGCATGTTTGCTCTAGGTGGTGCTACGGATGCATCCTATCTTGAAGGTCATAGCTATACCTATGAAGGATCGATGTGGGGTCGTCTAGCGGGTATCTTGATGGATTGTAAGTGTATGAATCCTGTGATTTTTATGGATGAGCTAGATAAAGTTTCAGAAACGAAGCATGGAGAGGAGATCATTGGTGTATTGACACATTTGATTGATTATTCGCAAAATAATTTGATCCAGGATAAGTATTTTGCAGGAATCCCACTTGATTTTTCAAAAGCATTGTTTATCTTTAGCTTCAATGATGAGTCAAAACTCAATCCGATTTTGAAAGACCGTATTCATGTCATTCGGACAGATGAGTGTAAGAAGGATACAAAGTTGATTATCGCAAAGGACTTCTTGATTCCGAAGATTTTGGCGAATGTCAAGTTTACAAAAGAGGAGATTCTCTTTCCTGATGAAACTCTACAATATATCATTGAGAAATTTACAGAAAACGAGAGTGGTGTTCGTAATCTTAAGCGAAGCATTGAGAGTGTGATCATGAAACTCAATACTCTTCGATTGACATTTCAAAATCCAACACTTGGCTCTTCACCTAACTCTCAGCTTATGCCATATTTTTTGAATAACTATAAACTTCCAATGACGATTACAAGCGGGATTGTAGAGAAGCTAATCGGAAAAACTTCACTTGGAAATCGAGAGACTGTAAAACATATGTCAATGTATCTATAAGATACTTGCGATTCATATGTCAATGTATCTATAAGATACTTGCGATTCATATGTCAATGTATCTATAAGATACTTGCGATTAATGTATTTGTAAAATCGATTCATTTGTAAAAATGATAAATGAATAGATTATTATTTGCCACCATATTGTCGTAGTTTCATGTTTATATCAAGTATTTCCTTATTTACTTTGCGTTGTTCCGTGAGTATTGAGAGATACTGTTGATCCATTCGCTGTAAATCAGTAAGATTCTTTCCTATTTGCTTCTTTAAAGATTGGTGATCGTTTTCATGTTTTAGAAGTTTTTTTTGTATTACTATAATATTTGTTTCTATTTTTTTCTTATCTTGTTCTATTCTTTTCATTTGGGTTTGAAATCGATTGAACTGATCATT